CAATGACAGGTGCGTTTGCGGTATGGATGGGCCATGAAAAATGAAATATAGTAGAGAAGACTTTATTGAAAAACTGATTACACATGAAGGTCTACGCCTTCAAGTATACAAAGATACACTGGGAATTGATACCGTAGGTATTGGACGGAACCTAGAAGACCGTGGCATTACGGATGAAGAACTGGAATTTATGGATATTCCAAATATGGATGTAATCTATGAATATGGTATTTCTGAAGCTGATGCTATGTATCTAGCAGGGAATGACGTGCAGATAGTCGAAGAGGAACTTGTAAGAGCGCACCCTTGCGTTAACAAGCTAGACGCTGTACGTCAACTTGTAGTCATGGACATGGCATTTAATATGGGTGTTCCAAGACTTTGTAAATTTAAAAATATGTGGGCGGCTATACACGAAGAAAATTACCCTACTGCAGCAAAAGAAATGCTTGACAGCAGGTGGGCAGTTCAGGTAAAATCACGTAGTACAAAATTAGCCCATGCCATGCATCATGGAGAGTTTAGTGGCTAGACAATTAACAGCAAAACAACAGGTATTTCTAAACGTGCTTTTTAATGAAGCAGAAGGCAGTATGGTTATGGCTAAGAAACTGGCGGGATATGCTGACACTTCTAGTACTTCAGAAATTGTTAAAGGTCTTAAAGAAGAAATACTTGAGGCAACTCAGATGTATATGGCGGCTAATGCGCCGAAAGCTGCGATGGCGATGACAGGTGCGTTGTATGACCCTACAGAGTTAGGTATACGTGACAAGATGGTTGCCGCCAAAGAACTGCTTGATCGTGTAGGTCTAGTAAAGACAGAGAAGATGCAAGTAGAGGCATCAGGTGGTGTTATGCTTATGCCACCTAAAGCTGTTGTGGAAGAAGATGAGTAGAAGTTTAGGCAAGTGGAAACTGCCACAGCCAACCGACATTAAAGAAGAAAACGAGTGGGTGCAGATACCTCGCATTGCTAGGACTGTACCTTTTGGTTATAAACAAAACGATGAAGACCCCGACATTCTTGACCCAATACCAACAGAGTTAGATTTATTAGAAAAGGCACGTAGCCACGTAAATCAATATAGTTATCGTGAAGTAGCTAACTGGCTTAGTACAAATACAGGCAGGTCTATCTCACATGTAGGATTAAGAAAGCGGTTACTGAATGAGCGACAGCGTAAGAACCAAGCTAAAAGCCTCATCAAGTGGGCAGAATATGCGGAAACGGCAATCGCCAAAGCGAAGGTCATCCAAGAAGAAAGAACAGGCGCAAAAGCCAGCGGTTGAAATACAACCTGTAGAATACGAAACACAGGCAATTGAAGAAACAGCTAATGTGCTGTTTAAACCTAACCGTGGTCCACAGACTGACTTTTTAGCTGCAGCAGAACGTGAAGTATTATATGGTGGAAGTGCTGGTGGAGGTAAATCCTACGCCATGTTGTCAGACCCACTACGTTATATGGGGCATCCTGCATTTAGCGGATTGCTCTTGCGACATACAACAGAAGAATTAAGAGAACTTGTATTTAAATCGCAGGAGTTATACCCAAAAATCTGGCCCGGTATTAAGTGGTCAGAAAGAAAGATGCAGTGGACTGCACCATCTGGCGCAAGGTTGTGGATGTCATACCTCGATAGAGATGATGATGTCTTGCGTTATCAGGGTCTGGCGTTTAGCTGGATAGGGTTTGACGAGTTAACACAATGGTCCACACCATATGCATGGAATTACATGCGATCACGTCTACGGTCCACTGCACCCGACTTGCCTATCTTTATGAGAGCCACAACTAACCCCGGAGGAAGAGGTCATCACTGGGTAAAGAAAACATTCATTGACCCCGCACCATACAACAGAGCATTTGATGCAACCGATACAGAAACAGGGGAAGTGTTACGATACCCAGCAGGACATGCGAAAGCTGGAAGGCCACTATTTAAAAGGAGGTTTATCCCAGCAAGATTATCAGACAATCCTTATTTGGCAGAGTCGGGTGACTATGAAGCAATGCTACTCTCCATGCCAGAGCAGCAAAGAAGACAACTCCTTGACGGTGACTGGGATATTAAAGAAGGCGCGGCCTTTACTGAATTTGATAGGCATATTCACGTTATTGAACCTTTTGATATACCTAACAACTGGGTTAAGTTTAGGGCTTGCGATTACGGTTACGGGAGTAAGTCTGGCGTTATTTGGTTTGCTGTCGCACCTAATGAGCAGCTTGTGGTATATAGAGAGTTGTACGTCTCTAAAGTCCTTGCCACAGATTTGGCAGATATGATACTGGATGTAGAGGCTGGTGATGGAACTATTAAATATGGTGTACTTGATAGCAGCTTGTGGCATAAGCGTGGTGATACTGGGCCTTCTCTAGCAGAGCAAATGATAAGTAGGGGATGTCGTTGGCGTCCATCAGATAGAAGCCGTGGTAGTCGTGTAGCAGGTAAAAACGAAATACACAGACGATTGCAGGTAGACGAGTTTACAGAGGAACCTAGACTTGTATTCTTTAATAGCTGCACAAATACAATATCACAGCTACCGTCCATCCCGCTGGATAAAAAGAATCCAGAAGATATTGACACACATAGTGAAGATCACTTGTACGATGCGTTAAGGTATGGTATAATGTCCAGACCAAGGTTTAGTATATTTGACTACGACCCAATGGGAAGACCTAGCACTGGTATGAGAGTAGCAGACAGTACATTCGGATATTAAGGAAAACATCATGGATGAAGATGAAATTATGATTGAAGACGATGCAATTGCATTGGAAGATACGGATGACTCTGTTGTTGAAGATGCAGAACTTTCTTCCATTATTCCCTTTATTAATGAAAAATATCAGCGTTCAGAAGATTATCGTGAGCAAGACGAAGACCGCTGGCTACGTGCATACCGTAACTACCGTGGCTTGTATGGACCAGACGTGCAGTTTACTGAAGCAGAAAAGTCTCGCGTATTTATTAAGGTAACAAAGACAAAGACGCTGGCAGCTTACGGACAGATTGTAGATGTCCTGTTTGCAAATCAGCGTTTTCCTTTATCTGTAGACCCAACTGAACTGCCAGAAGGTGTAGTTGAGGATGTTAGCTTTGACCCACAAGAGCCAGAGCAACTGCGCGGAGAAACTGCGTTGTCTACTAGCCCGTATGGTTTTGCTGGTGATGGCAATGATTTGGCACCCGGTGCAACAGCACAGTCTTTGCAGGAAAAGCTGGGTGTAGTACAAAATAAACTGGAGCCTGTACAGGAAAAACTTAAAGAAGGTCCGGGTAAGACACCTACGGCTATTACATTTAGTCCTGCACAAATTGCTGCAAAGAAAATGCAAAAGAAAATACATGACCAGCTTGAGGAGTCTGGTGCCAGCAAGCACATGCGTAACTCTGCATTTGAGATGGCATTGTTTGGCACAGGAGTTATGAAGGGTCCATTTGCTGTAGACAAAGAGTACCCTAACTGGAATGATGATGGTGAGTATGATCCTAGATTTAAAACCGTTCCGCAAGTACAGCATGTATCTGTTTGGAATTTTTATCCTGACCCTGATGCGAATAGCATGGACGAAGCGCAGTACGTAATTGAACGGCATAAAATGTCACGTACACAATTGCGTGGTTTGAAGAAGCGTCCATATTTTCGTGGACAAGTTATTGATGAGGTAATTTCAATTGGTGAAAACTATACTAAAAAATATTGGGAAGATGATTTATCCGATTATGCTCCTGAGTCCTCTATTGACCGTTTTGAGGTACTTGAATACTGGGGTACCGTTGATATTGACATGCTTGAAGACCAAGATATTGAAATACCGGAAGAACTAAAAGACTTTGATGAACTGCAAGCAAATGTATGGATTTGTAATGACAAACTTATTCGTATGGTTCTTAATCCATTTAAGCCTAGCAAAATTCCATATCATGCTGCGCCGTATGAATTAAACCCTTATTCATTCTTTGGCGTGGGTATTGCAGAAAACATGGACGATACCCAGACATTGATGAATGGCTTTATGCGTATGGCTGTGGACAATGCTGTACTGTCAGGCAATTTGATTATGGAACTAGATGAAACTAATCTTGTTCCGGGTCAAGACCTGTCACTGTATCCGGGTAAGGTATTTCGTAGGCAGGGCGGCGCACCGGGTCAGGCTATCTTTGGTACAAAGTTTCCTAACGTGTCTAGTGAAAACATGATGCTGTTTGACAAGGCACGTCAGTTATCAGATGAAAGTACAGGCTTGCCTAGTTTTGCTCATGGGCAAACAGGTGTTACAGGTGTAGGTCGTACCGCATCAGGTATCTCTATGCTTATGGGCGCAGCTAGTGGCAGCATTAAGACTGTCGTTAAGAACGTAGACGATTATTTGCTGCGTCCTTTAGGTGAAGGTTTCTTCCGCTTTAATATGCAGTTTGACTTTGACCCAGAAATTAAGGGCGACCTAGAAGTTAAGGCACGTGGGACAGAAAGTCTGATGGCTAATGAAGTACGCAGCCAACGCCTGATGCAGTTCCTGCAGGTAGCAAGCAGCCCAGCACTTGCACCTTTTGCTAAGTTCCAGTATGTAATCCGTGAGATTGCATCATCATTGGACTTGGACCCCGACAAAGTAACCAACAATATGGATGAAGCTGCTCTGCAAGCAGAGATTATGAAAGGCTTCCAAGCCCCTGCACAGCCAGTAGGACCAGAAAGTGCAGCACCAGCGGGTGCTAACCCAATGGACCCAACAGGAGCAGGTGGTGGTAATATAGGTACAGGACAAGTTCCTATGCCGGGTGAACAAGGATTTAGCGCAAATGGACAGACAGCAGATACTCAGCAACCTCAAGCCGTTGGTGGGCAACAACCGCCAATGGGAGGCATTCAATAGTTACTTAGATGATGCAATTGAACAACATCATAAAGTAATGGAACAATCAATAGACGTTATTTCTTTGCATAGACAGCAAGGAGCAATAGCAGTATTGCGTAGACTAAAACAACTTAGGGACGAAATAGTTGGCAGAGAATAACTTAGTATTTGGTGTACCTTTAAATATATTAAAACAAGGTATTCAAGCACATGAACTTCAAGGTTTTGAAGATCGTGGTCCATACATTTTTACTAATGTTAGTAAGAAAAAAGTAGGTACATCTTCATCTGCTTTTGGTCCGGGTCAAATAGTTGGCAGTACTGTCGAACGTCTTATGGCTAGTAACCCGGATAAATTTAAGGGTAAATTTAAACAATATGCTTTAGATTTTATACAACAAGGTGGAAATAAATTAAATCTTGACTACTATGAGAGAATGTATAAAGATGGAAAACCTGTAACAACAACTGATAACGATAAAATAATTTTTGGACCTTTAGGTGAAGGCAGTATTTCACCAGAAGATCATGCTAAACACTATGATACATTGTGGGATTTAGTGCTAAAAGAAAAAATAAACAGATCAGATAATTTAGAAGATTTATTAAAAAGATATCATGGAGATACAAAAGAACAAAAAAATATTAACTATGCAGCTTCTGTGCTAAATAAACTTGATGGTTTAGGTATTCAAGTTCCTGCAGACTCTGCTAAAAGTCCTTTTCCTAAAAAATCTAAAACAACAAAAAAAAATACAGATATTACTTTACCTAAAGTAAAACCCGAAAAAGAACAAAATATAGATCAAGAAGGTCCAATAAAAGATACAGGTGAGGAACCATCAGGTGAACCATTAACAGATGAACAAATAGAAAGAAATAAAGCAGAAGCACTTAAAAGATTTGATAAGCCTGTAGATGTAGATACCTTGTTTGGTACTAAATCTGTAGACCCAGAACTTATGAATCGTGTTATTGAAACACCAGCCGAACCTAAAAAGAAACGTAGTTTTTTTGGTTTGTTTGATTATAATGAAGGTGGAGTAGTACCAATGGAAAGACAAATGAGCATGTTTGAGGATGGTGGTCTTATGGACGAAGGGGGTACAGTAGACCCTGTATCTGGTAATGACGTACCACCCGGCTCTACACAAGAAGAAGTGCGAGATGACATTCCCGCACAGCTTAGTGAAGGCGAATTTGTATTTCCTGCTGATGTTGTACGTTACATTGGTCTGGGCAACTTGATGCGTATGCGTCAGGAAGCTAAGATGGGTTTAAAGATGATGGAGGAAATGGGTCAGATGGGCAATAGCGAAGAAGCTACTATGCCAGATGATTTGCCATTCGACATTAATGACCTTGACATGGAAGATGAACCAGAGTATAATGTAGGTGGTTACGTTCCTCCAATAACTGCCGCTACACAGCAGCAAGAGCAAATGGGTATTAGTGGATTTCAACAAGCTGCAGCACCTACAACGGGTGTAGCAGCAGTGCCGCAGCAAGCTGCATCACAACAATACGTACAACCTGCACAGCCAGTGCAAGCAGCAGTGCCTACAATGCAAGCGTATAAACCATCTGAAGTGCCTACATTTCAGCAGACTATAGGTGATGATGCATTTGGTACATATGATGAATTGCGTCAGTATCGCAATGAAACGGGTAATATTATTAATGTACCATTCCGTAATGGTCAGCCTATCAGCCCAATCCCAGAAGGCTACACATTTGTAGACCCAGAAGAGACTGCTACGGAAGAGGTAACAACTACGCCTACAACGCCACAAACTACACAAGTCCGTGAAGAAGGTGGTAATGACGAAGCACGTCAACGCCGTGAAGAAGAAATGTATGGTCCGGGTGGTGGACGAGTAGGAGTAGATGGTAAGATTTATGGTGTATCTTTTGATATGCCTGAAGGATTTATGCCGGGCATGGGCGCAAGTATATCTACTGCTTTAAGTTTAGCAACAGGAGAGCCTTTGCCTGAAGGAGTTACAGTTAATTTTAAACGAGATGATGTAGAGTTTTCAATGACTTCTGAAGAGTACAATGATTTTAAATCTACTGCTCGTAAATTTGGTTATAATTCAAAAGAAGCGAGTCAAAAACTAAATGAATTAGGTAGAGAAGAGGCAGAAAAAGAAGCAAAAATAGCACAGCAAATAGAGAAGGCTAGAAAAGTAGAAGATAATATGGCAAGGGCCGCACAAAAAATAGAAGATAAAAAAGAAAGAGATGCGGCTTTGCTTGAAGTTGCAAAAAGAAGGGAAGAAAGATCAATTTATGGAACAGGTGGTGATGACACTGGAACAAAAGGACAGGGATATTCTGTAGGCTCAAAGACAGACAAAGGGTCTGGCGCAACAGACCGTGGTTTTGGTGGAACAGGAAGAGGAAGATCAGATGCACCGGGAATGGCTGCTGCAGATGTACGGTCTGGTTCTTCTTATGGCACTTCACCGCCAGAAGGACCAATGGGTTCTATTAGTGGTAGACCTCGTGCTAAAGGCGGCTTGATGGAAGCACCTAAATCAAAAGCTAAAAAGATGAAGCGTGGTGGATTAGCTTCTAAAAAATAATCTACAATATGTTGGCTACTCATCCCCCACGCCCGACAGTGTGGCTACGGTGGCCCCAACGAGGAGAATAGCATGAACGATACAATCATGGCAGAAGAAATGAAGACTACGCCAAAGGCGGCATTTGTTAATAAACCTTACACGCAAGAAGAAAGAGTTAAGCGCGATGAGGAAGAACTAGAACAGCTAATGAAAGAACGCGATGGTGAGACAGAAGAAGCACCAGAGCAAGAAGCTGAACCTACTAGCGCAGAAGAGAAAACATTTAAAAAGCGTTACTCTGACCTACGCCGACATCAACAGAAACAAGCAGAAGAGTTTAAGTCTGAACTTGCAGAACTAAAGCGTCAGCTTTCAGATGCTACAAAGAAAGAAATGAAACTGCCCAAGTCTGATGAGGACATTGAAGAGTGGGCAAAAGAATACCCAGACGTAGCAGCTATCGTTGAAACAATTGCAATGAAGAAAGCTAGTGAGCAAGCTACTGCACTAGAAGAACGAATCAAAGCAATTGATGAGATGCAGAATACTGCAACTAAAGAAAAAGCAGAAGCAGCATTAATGCAGATGCATCCAGACTTTAATGATATTCGTGACAGTGATGACTTCCACGAGTGGGCAGAAGAACAACCTAAGTGGGTACAGGATGCACTGTACGAGAATGACGATGACGCACGGTCAGCAGCCAGAGCAATTGACCTCTACAAAGCAGATAGAGGCATTGGCAAGGAACCTAAAAAGAAGAATGATAAGGGTGCTGCAGAGGCAGTTGCGCCAAAAAATAAAAGAAGTAAGCCGCAAAGCGATGAGGCTTCTACGTATCTGAAAGAGTCAGATGTAGATAAAATGTCAGCACATGAATACGAAAAACATGCTGATGAGATTATGGATGCAATCCGTAGTGGTAAGTTTATCTACGATTTATCTGGTTCTGCACGATAAAAAAGAGTTGACAAGTAGTTATTAATAAGTATAACTATAGTCAAGTGTAGTGTAAGCAGGGTCGCTCCTTGCTTACCTAACAATCCGCAAACGACAAAAATCTTCAAGATTACCTGAATAACATGGCCTACTAAGTATGTCGGCGGCCACTGACTTACAAGGTACACCCTACGTTATACAGCCTCTGCAAAGAATTGTACTGTTTGCATCTGTGAAAAATCCAAATAATAGGAGATGGATTCATGGCTTTCCCAAGAGCGCCGGGTTATAACAACTTGCCGAATGGCAATTTTAGCCCAGTAATTTACTCCAAACAGGTGCAGCTTGCATTCCGCAAGGCCGCTGTTTGTGACGCGATTACGAATAACGACTACTTTGGTGAAATCGCAAACTTTGGTGACTCAGTTAAAATCATCAAGGAACCCGAAATCACTGTTAAGGCTTACGAGCGTGGTACTACCATTACTCCGCAAGACCTTGACGATGAAGACTTCACACTGACCGTTGACAAAGCTAACTACTTTGCTTTTAAAGTTGACGACAT